ACGGGGCATAAATCCTTTGCGTATTCAACAGCTTTTTCGCCACACCGAAATAAGCCGCGCTCACACGCTTCACCAAGGGCGCGGAGGATTTCGTCAGAGTTATCCACAAATGTAATGCTCATTTCCCCCTCCTTTTCTGCTTCTTCCAGAGCCGGTCTTGTGCGGTTCGTGGCGGCGCATACGCATAATCCACCACAAGCAGGGATTCCAGCCCGCTTCTTTTTTATCCGGTGGGAAGATTTGGGCATAGAAAAAGCACCATGCAATTTGCACAGTGCTTTCAGTCCTTGCCATATTCTAATTGCCAAGCTTTTCTATATCTTCCCTCTTGCAGTCCAATAGTTCGTTGTTTTTGTCCAGTTCTACAAGGTAGAAAATGCCACCAGTATCACGAATATCGACGACAATTCCTGCGTCGCCTGTCTTGATGACTTTTACATGGTCGTATTCTTTAATCATGCTTCTCCACCTCTATTTTTCCTAAAACTGGTTACAATTCTCGGTTTGCTATCCGGCGTATCCTGTATCCACCCAGTAACAAAAGATCGCTTTTTTGTAACTCCCAGCTCCATGTAGATGTTAAATTTAGTTGCCCCACCGCCCAATTCCCTGAACTCCACAGCTTTGCTCATATCAAACTGCCTTGCCATATCATATCGCAGCCTAAGCGGATTATCTGCTGTGTAGCCAGCATCGAAGAACTGGTCGGCGTGCTTTGCCCCATCTTTCAAGAAATATTCCGTGTATTTCTTCGGAGTAGTTATACACTCAGCATTCTTTACAACATCGGTCTGCCGTTTCGTTGTTTTGAGCGTCTCCCACCCATCAATATTATTATACTTCAAATCTTGGAACTTTGCAAACGTTTTCGGGGCTTTATTCCCCAAAACATTTACAAAATCAGCATATTGCCGTTTGTCGGCCTGATAGTTTTTACCAGCTTTCACCATGCCCGCCCATTTTTCCGGAGGATACTGTGCTTTCTTTTCGTCGTACCATTCTTTGTACGATTTTTTCTTTACAAGCTCATATTCCCCGGTTTCTGGGTTCTTCACGCGCATCATGTGGCGTTCCGCTTCCAGATCATCGTCCGTGGCATCCACCACCGTGCAGCGGCAATTATACAGCTCATGCCCCGGCGCTCCCAACGAACCATCACCGGGAAACATCATTTTGTATCCGCCAACGTCGAACGGCTGATCGTAGTCCACAATCTGATTGTCTGCCATACCGTGATCGTGGCGGGTGCGCAAATCCTTTGTGGCTACCCACTTTTTCCTGGATTTAATGCCCCACATTTCGTCAGCGGCGGCGTAGCTGTCCATTCTCCCGGCGTTCTGTGCGGCGGTAACTGCCGTTCTTGCCGCTCGAATGGCGCTTACACGGCTCATTGTGACGATTCTGGACTGCAAATCATCGGATATCTGCTTGATGCTTCTGCCTTGCAAGATGGAGCCTGTAATGCTTGCTGTAATCTGCTGCTTGCCAAAAGCCAAATCAATGCCCCGCTTTAGCGCAAGCCTTTCGGGGTAGTATGGCATTACGTCCGGCTGCTCTACAATCAAGCGCTTTACGGTCTGCTCGTCAAAAAGCGTAAAATCCGCACTCGGGTGAACGCTCTCAATGGTATAGGCGGTGTAATTCCGATTCAGGGAGTAGATTCCAGGCGTAGCGTCGTTCACATACGCAAGCGCCACCTCTTTTGCTTCCGTCGCACGTTCGGCCAGCTTGTCCCGAAGCGCTTCTAACCGTGCCCCGCGCCCCATCTGGTTCAGTCGCCATTGTTGGTAGTCCTTTTCAGTCCACTCCTTACCGTTGCGCTTCTGGCCTATCAAGTCCTGCATCTTCTTATCCTGATCGGCAAAATGCTTGAAAAAAGCATCTATTTCCTCTTGCAGTTCTTTGGCCGCCTGAGAATATACGGAGTTAATGCGGCGTTCCAGATCGGCAAGCGCCCTATCGGTTCCTCTATCGGCTTCATTCGGTCTGGCCATCCTCATCACCGCCGTAAACCGTATTTATGTCAGCGTCCGCTTTCCTTTTCAGGATTTCCGGCACTTCCTCCGGCAAAAGAAACGGGAGGTGTTTCAGAACCGTTTCTTCATCAAGGAACGCAGCCGCCGAAAGCACCATATTTGTTTCCTCGGTGCGATTTATTACCTTGTTCCACGTAAATTCCGGCTGTGGATTGCTGATACCAGCAACAGCGCAAATCTGCCGAATGAAATCTATCAGGAAATACTCGAAATCGGCGCATTTGTTGTCCTGCGGCTGATACGCCGCCGAAATCTCTGTAGCCGTTTTCTCAGCGCCCGCCAGAGCCGTCACGTCAAGCATCTGGGCATCCTCGTACAGGTCGCGCCGCAAGATATCCAGCATGGTTTTTCGGGCTTCCACGGGAACGTCAAGGGTGTGAGCTTCTGCTGCCGTTCCATCGGAACTATCTACCACATTCGCCTTTACGCTCTTCATTCTCTGAATGAACTGCGCCAAATCCTTATCATCCATAGCACCGGTATTGTGCAGAATCCAGTAAATTCCGCTGGTATCGTCGATTTGGTTGGCAAACCCGGATTTGATAAAATCATAGCAGTCGATGGAGCCACGCAACCCAACGAGTTCACTTTCGTGGGTATCGTTTCCATACAGCACAGCAATAGGCAGGCGGGTATAATTCTCGTCGCACACATCCACAACGCCCAAGGCGTTGCGCAGTTCCTTGTGGATATACGCGCGTTTATTTGCAATCAGGTGCGCGTCGTCGCTTCCCTCTGCGCTCCATTCGCTAACGCCGTCCAGCTCGTAAAGTGTAGCCCGGAAAACTGTTTTCTGGCCAGTTTCCCGGAACCAGTACCGGATTCCGGCCATCAGTTCAGACGTTTTTTCATCCAGCAGCGGAACGAATCCCGGATTCCCGGGAGTATCGGCGAACGAGAACACTTCAAGATGATCGAGATTCCAATAGCCATAGGAAACGCCCTGCGACAGTGCCAATTTTGCCGCCGCTTGAAGCTTAATGTCAAAATCTGCGCCAAGCTTTTCTTTTTCGTCCATGCTTACGCCATTAGCGCAAATATAGCCCACTTCCTGCGTCACCAGCCGCCGAAACGCTAACGTTTTAAGCCGGTAGTCGCTGCTCCAAATATCAGGAGTTTTGTTCCCGGATAAGGTGAAAAGGAACTTCTGGAATTTCTCAATCCACCTCATCCGCTCCAACGCCTCCATGCCCATTCGGCAGGCTTCGTTCACCTCGTCCATGCCGTCGTAATGCTCCCGGTGTTCCGGGTTCAGGATTTCAATTGCTCGGTCAATCGTCATTGTTTTCGCCCTCCAAACACATTTTTGCACCGCTATGGCAATATGGGTATCTCCGGCAAGCCTTGCCGTATTCTCCGGCTTCCAGCAGGTGGTGCAAGTCGATATTGTCTACCCTGCGTCCACATATGGAGTATTCCAGGCAGAGGGTCATTTCATCTGCAAGCCGGATATTCCAGTTCCCATGCCGCCCCGGCTCCACGTCGGCGGCGGGAATCGCTTCAAGTTTATCCAACATTTCCTGCAACATATCGTACTTATCTGCATCGGCTGCAAACTTTCTGCCCCATAATCCAACTGGGCATAGCTTCTTTTGCTCACCTTCGATTACCGCACTCGCCGCCTCCCGGCTGATGTAGTCAGACATGCTTCAATTCCTCCACATAGCACCAACTCTGGGGCGGGCGTTTAATTATCCGGCCATCACATTCCCCTGTGGTGTAGTTGTAATAAGGGCATTCCCAACAACCCACATCAATTTTACATAGCCCCTTGAATGCGCTCAGCGGTTTCGGCGTATCGTAGATTTTTAGGTTGGAAATGTGCCAGCCGTACATTTCCTCCCTTCCGGACGCATAATACCGAAATTCTTTCTCTGCCAGACATGCAGATTTCAAATCCTCGTCGGCAATCTCCCACCAACTATCACCGCAGTCGTAATCCATTCCGATTTCCGGGTGCGGGCAGTAATCGTAGTTGTACGTTGCTATGTTGTCACATGTGAACTCCCCAGCAACATACCCGTTACCAACACTATGCAAATCTGGTTGCGCTCTTAAATGTGCACACACTGCGGTAAGGCCATTGTACTCTTTTCTAACTTGTTCTCTCAGCACCCATAATCTGTCAGAATCTTTTTTATCCTTTGTGCAATAAATATAGCACTTAAAGGGCGGTTCGAGTTTTGGCCTGGTTCTCCTAACTTCCACCGTTTTCTGTCCCCCGGCTATTTTTTCCACCCACTCCGGGCGGATGCTGATAAGTACCGATTTACTCATGGTCAGCCCTCCGGTTCCAGGCTTTACGAGCTTCTTCTTTTGTGCGGCCTAGTTTTGCATTGGCTCCGCATTTCTGGCACTGTGCCATGTACCGATAGTATAAGTACTTGTTTTCGTCTTCAAGTATCTCTACACCTTTTCCCCCGCAGAACGGGCATGGCTTCAATTCGATTTTATCCATGGTTTAACTCCTTTTCCTTGGCCTTGAATCTGATTGGCTCAAAATTGCAGGAAGTATATTCTTGTACTATTTCAACAAAATCCAAATGGAAGCAAGACGGACAAACGCGAGAAAGGACACAGCAAGCTTATCATAGCGTGTAGCGACACTGCGGAAAACTTTAAG